ACTGCTCGAAACTTCCCTACCATTTCTTCAATCTTATTCATATTAACAGCGATAGGTTCGCACGTTGGATCAATATCAATACTACGAATATTAATGATAGGAATTTCGCTCTGGAACAACATACTAGCTAATACTCCAACCCATCCTCCGTGAATATCTACTGTTACAAATTTGTTTACGTGCTTACGTAAATTTTCGATTAACCATTCTTTGCTTTTAAGTTGTCCTCTCCAGAATGCATCCATGGTTCGCATAGGATTCGGGCTTTGCCGGATAGCCTGCATCCAGTAATGTAAATGTTCTGTATCTATTTGCATTTTGGTACTTTACTATCAGCTGAACTTACACAACTAGGTGTAATGCAGCGTCGAGGTTTATTAAACAAATTAAATCCTTCTGTTAAAGTTCCTAACAGTTGATCATGACAACTATAGGATCTTTTTACTTCATCGCTGCGAATTATAACACTTTGGTATCCAGAATTACAATGCCATCCTTGAAACTTATTAAAATCATAAGCGTTAAATCTTTCTGCCTGATCAAACAAATACTCTTTATCATTAGTATCATAAAGTACAATTTGATATAATTCTTCGGCGTTGGCCTGCTGAGGAAAACCTGTCTGCATCAGGTTAATCATTTCCTTGGTATATCCATCTACAACGCCGCTGGCCGTAGGATCACTCTGAGGCTTCAGAGTTACATTGATTCCTCTTTTATGCAGTCTTTCACAGCGTTCGTATAATTGAAAAAATTGATCCGGCACCATTACTTGATTGATTGTAACATATACGTTGTCGTACATAAGCTGAAGGCATTTATCACCAAATTCCTGTTCTTTAGCGAACTCAGAATGATAGCTTGCTGTAATACTTCTTCTCTGCAAATTAGCAGTAGTATTCGACCAATTTTTCCACCATTTGCTTCCCGGACTTAAATTGGTAGTCATATGTATGCTCTGATACGGACTTTCTAAATCATTTTCTAAATGTCTTGCTAGATCTAATAGTTGTTTATAGGCCGTTGGTTCGCCACCACTGAAGCTCCAATGAAACTCTGTAAATCCATTCTGTCTTGCTTGTCTTTTAATTTCGTCTACTGTATTTTTATAGATGTCTAGTGATTGGTGATCAATTCTATCCGATCTTGCATACGGCCAGCAATATGAACAACTATAATTACAAAATCGTCCTAATATCCAACTTACAGAGAACAAAGGTCTTTCTAACATAGTTCTCTGTCCAAATTTAATTATATTTTGAAAAGGTATTTTTTGAAAGTCGTGTGTCATAAACTGCTATTATTTAACCTATCATATATTGTATTTTTAAGATTAAGGTTATATAATATACTTGTGGTCGTGAGTGGAATAGGCAGACCTCCCGCTCGACTCATAGTCGAGAATGGGGACGGGGCGCTGAGTATAACTCGCAGCCTTTGTAGGTTCGAAACCTACCGACCACACCAAATTCTAGAATAAGTAGAATAACATAACTTAAAGGAAACAATTATGTCAAATACAGTAGAACAACTAAAAGCAGACTTCGAAACATTTTTAGCAGAAGATGCAAAGTTTACAGCAGGTAACTCGGCAGCAGGTACTCGCGCTCGTAAAGCCCTACAAGAAGTGGCTAAGAGTGTAAAGGCTCGCCGTAACGAAATCACTGCAGAAAAGAACGCTCGCAAAGAAGCAAAAGTAACAAAGGCCTAATATGGACGATAAGGATAATTACATCCTTAGCGGTAGCGAAACTGACAGCATCACATTCACTGATACAATAACTTTGGATCTTGACATTGGTGCTGTTGGTGCAGCTCTGGAACTGGATGGTGTGCAAACTATCACCTTGGATGATTTAAATATGACTTCATCGACTATAACTTTTCCATCCTCAACTTATACAATTAGTGGAGGTGGCGGGGGAGTATACACAACGAACGGGACTAGTGGTTACACTTGGACTCAAAATTATGCACCCACCGTAAACATAGACACTGATGGTGTTAATATAAAAGAAGGTGGCGATCTTAAAATTGGTAATGTTAGTCTTAAAGATTTTATCTCAAAGATGGAGCAAAGATTAGCTATACTGGTTCCCGATCCAGAAAAACTTGAAAAGTTTGAAGCTCTCAAAAAAGCCTACGAACATTATAAAACAATGGAATCATTGTGTTTCCCAGACGAGAAAGAAGAGAAAGATGAATGTTAAACTGGTATCCTATTCACAACCAACAGCAGAATTTGCCGGATTGGGTGTCGACGATGCACAAGAACTCATTGCGTATTGCGCCCGTGTCAGCAACCCAAGCAACCAACTCAATACAGAGACATCAGAGAAGCTTATTCGATATCTTGTTAAACACGCACACTGGAGTCCCTTGGAAATGGTTTCAGCCTGCGTTGAAATCACCACAACCAGAGACATCGCAAGACAGATCCTACGACACAGAAGCTTTGCCTTCCAAGAGTTTAGTCAACGATACGCTGACCCTACAAAAGATCTTAACTTCGTCATTAGAGAAGCACGGTTGCAGGACACAAAAAACAGACAAAATTCTGTCGAATTGGACATGGCAGACCCTGAGCAGAGAGAGCTTGCACGTCTATGGGAAGAAAAACAACAGGCTGTTATTAGAGCCGCTCGAGAGGCCTACACTTGGGCTGTGTCAAACGGTATAGCCAAAGAGCAAGCTCGTGCTGTTCTACCCGAAGGAAACATTGAAAGTAAACTTTATATGAATGGTACCTTACGGTCTTGGGTACACTTTATTGAATTGCGATCAGCTAATGGTACACAAAAAGAACATCAGTTAGTAGCACTGGCATGTGCCAAAGCTATTGCTGCAATCTTTCCGATGACTGAAAGTCTAGTTAATAATGGATAAAGAAGTTTCTCAGTTTTGTGAAAATTATGAGGTACGTGTCCTAAACGATCAAAAGCGTAGGGCACGGTATCATCCTCCTAGATTTTTTACAGACCCCGAACGTGCTGATATTATTCGTAATGATATTGTAGAATACGAAACCGAAAAAGTAATCACTTTAGAGATTCCGGAAAGTCGCCTACGAACACTGATAGAGTTAGAACGTAAGTTTTTCAAATGGCAACATCATACTAGAAGCGAAGTTGATCTATTTCAAACTCTTATGGACAAGGAGCGAGAAGAATCTTTTTATCGTAACACTAATCCTGCTGTCCAAAAATCCTACGAGCAGTACTCTATAATGTTAAATATGGCTGGATATCAAAAGAGATTTTAAATGAACGCAGATCAAATCCTATTCGCATTTTTAGCTTTTATTTTTTGCACATCCTTGATATATTCTTTTACAGGATGGAAAAATGTTGTAAACTGCTACAAGATGTGGTTCACTAGATCTTATTGGACAAACTACAATATCATAGAAGCTGCTAGTTGGTTAGCTAAAGCGTCTATTATCGTTCCAGGTTTGATATTTGGAATACAAATTTGGCAATTATATTTTGTAGCACTGGCCACTAGCATGACATTAATTTGGGCCAGTAATAAAAAACTACTACCAACATTGGTAGGATTTAACACACTTTGGATTTGGCTAGCTTGTATGGTGCTGTCCCAACATCTTGTAAAATAAAATACGTCAAAAAAGAATCTTATTGACGAGTTTTTTAAAAGATCGTATAATTAAAATGTTCGACAGAAAGAATATATTATGAGAAATTATTGGACTTGTTCACCATTTGCTGATTGGATTCGTGGCACTACTAAGTTAAAGTGCGGTACTGGAAAAGAATGGCACGAATGGGAGAAGGCTGCTAAAGACAAATATCCGATCCGTTGGTGGATTGCTGAAGAAGGTTTGGATAAAATTCAAGATGTTTGGTGTTACATTCCTGAAAGGATCAATGATGTACGCTACTATATCAACAATCGCTGGATCACTAAAACCCACGCTCTTACTGCTCATCCAAGCGATATTCCTCGCGGCGAGTGGCGTGATGTTGGCAACCGTTTTCTTCCATGTTTGTTTAATGAGCTTGTTGATTTTGTTGAAGTAGAACAGGCCTGGCATACCTGTATGTGGGACGATGAAGCACGTAAAAAGTATTCTCCGCCTTGGTGGCGCAGTGGTTGGCTACGTTGGAGAACTTGGCGCTGTCCAGAAGCAGGCGTCGCTCATCTAAAATGGGCAATGACTCTTACCAATAAAGATTTCATCGAAGAAGGCGAACAAGAAGATCCTACTCATCAGGCTAAGGCTGCTAAAGAAATCTTAGAGCTTTACACCTGGTGGAAAGAAATCTACCCAAATCGCCCCGATGTTTATGACGCTAGCGGTTGGAGTGCCTACTGCGATATGCGTCGCGAAAAAGGATATCACCTCCTTGATATGGAAGATAAAACTCCAGAAGAAGCAGAAATGTGTAAGACTGCTCTTGACAAGAGTCGTGAGTTGGAAGCAAAATACGAACAAGAAGACGAAGAAATGATGATTCGTTTAATCAAGATACGTCAATCACTCTGGACATAATAATGAGCTTGCTTGATAATTATAAACACAGTACAGAAGACCTGTATGCAAAATATCTTCAATTCACCGGTGTGATGTTAGAAGAATATGATGCTATGGAAATAGCAGGTATAATGGCTATACAGGCGCTGAGTCTATATAGAACCTGTATGAGTGAAGAAGATTATCAACGAATGGTCAAAAGCATTTACGACCAACGAGATCAAGTTAAAACATTTAATGATTAATATGGAATTACAGACACCGGCGGAGGGTATTCTTAAAAAGAATGATTGGGGTGATGCCAAAACATATCATGTGGTCTGTGACTGCGGCTCAGAAGATCACACTCACGATCTTTGGATCGAAGCCGAAGATGTTGGTATTACTGTTACAATCTATGCCACAGTGAAATCACCTTGGTGGTCTATGAATAGGTTTAAACAGATCTGGACCTTACTTGCTAAAGGCTATCTTGAACATCAAACTGTATTAACAATGAATGAGCAGACTGCTCTAAACTATGCAGAAACTTTAAAATCAGCAATTAAAGATGTCAAAGATTTCAAAAAGCCCTGAACGACACAGCTTCCAAAAAGAGGGCTATGTCAACCGTCAGGCAGAAAAAGGTGAATCTGTCAACGAAGATTATATCGATTGGTTTGAAAAAATAATCGACGATCATAAGCGTAAATTCGACGATCCCAAAAGCAGAATCAACAATATGGAATACGATCTCCTAACCACTGATTGGATTCTGGAGAAAGTTCGTGCTGACGATGCCTATGCACAGAATTTATATGCGGCTATGTGTAACAACGGTTTTATTAAAATGGATATCATTCCTATTCTTAAAGAAGAAGAATGGGGTTGCTCTTGGAGATCAGCGGGCGGCATAATCGCAGATATGCAACAAAAAGGCGATTACATCGATTGGTACTGTTCTGGTATTCGAGATATCGGTATATATCCTCCGGCGGACGAAGAGCCAAAAGAACTCACTGAAGAACAAATGGCTAGAATAGAAATGGTTAACAGATATGTGCCGGAAGGCCTTATAACCGACGAGATCCGGAATGATCTCCAACGTCTTGGTTGGGCAGTGGCGCCTGATGGAGATTGGCTTAAATTTGTTTAACCTAATAGGAGAAAAGTAAACTAAAATGACCTGGGAACTTTATGAGGTCTGGTCCGAAGTTGACGGACACGAAGAACTTATTGACACAACCAAAAGTCGTAAAGAGGCTATTCAATTAGCCAAAAAAGCCATTAATGAAGGTGCAGAAGTTTCCAAAGTATTTAGAGAAACTGCCGACGGCGACTATGAAGAAATCGAACGGTTGACAGCATGACAGATTGGCATTATAATATATACATACTGTTAAACACTAGGAGCAATTGATGGCCAAACTCTCTACTAAGACTCGTGTTACCGCTAAAGACGTAGCGGCACATCGTGCAAATTCAAAGCGCGATCTAAGTCCAAAATGGGACGGATACGAAACTATGTCCACGGACGAGTTTTATATGCACTTTCGTCGATCAATGGATTACTATCGTGTAGAGTTTAGCGGGAGAGATCTTAAACCTAAAGTAATCAATTGGATGGGAGTTAATGGTTATACTAAGGACCAAGTTAAAGCCTTTAAAGATACCAAAGACTTTCGTTGCGGCGGAACTATGGGAGCTATAGCTGCTAATCTTCTCAGAGGAATGCCTCCAGTTCGAGCAGACTTTAATGAAGGCAGAAATACCGCTCAATGGCTAGGGGAACAGATTTCTAAAATTATCGAAGAAGGCAAAGACGACTACGAACCAGAAGTTACTGAGGAAAAGGCTGCTGTACCTCAGATAACTATCCAAGAACGTGTTCGCGAAGCTACCTTTGTAATGACCGAAGAGATCGAGGACACTATCGAATCATTTAGTCAAGATCCCGAAGCTTTTGATCCTAAAGCATTTAAGGTACTTAATCTTCTGCGTGGAAAACAGACCAAGGCTGCTCACGCTCGCATCATTAAAGATTATTATCAGCGCCAATATAACGAATATCTAGAGCTTCAAGAAGGTAAATGCGAACAGCTCAAAGAAGCCTATCGTCACCTAAGCAAAGCACAGGTCAAAAAAATCGTAACCTTCTATCAAGAAATACTGTCGGCCTGCGATATGCTGATGCAGGAAGCCAAAGTTAATCGTAAGCCACGTGCTAAGAAGTCTAAACCCGTAGAGAAGATCGTCGAAAAGCTCAAATATTTGAAGCAAGATGATAAGCTCAAACTGGTTTCTATTAGCCCTGCAGATATCGTGGGTGCCAAAGAACTATGGATCTTCAATATCAAGACCCGTAAGTTAGGCAAATACGTCACCAGCGAATTTGGTGAGCTCGGAGTTAAAGGTACTTCTATCACAGGTTTTGACGAAAATCGATCTGTGCAGAAGACCTTGCGCAAGCCCGAAGAGCAACTCAAAGAGTTCAAAGCGGCAGGTAAAGTAGCTCTGCGTAAGTTCTTAGAGGACATTAAAGCAGTAGATATCAAGCTCAACGGTCGCATCAACGAAGATACAATTCTACTCAAAACTTTGTAATTCGATTCTTGATCTGTCATAGTTCTAAATAAATACTAGACTATGACAGACCAAAACAATCTAGATAAAGCAATCGCATACCTTGGCACAGCTCTAAAAGACCTGGCCAATAATACCAAACCTGTTTTTGACTTTAACGATATCGTTAAATCGATACCGAAAAGAGGCCTAAGCGGAGATCATATAACGGGCGGAACAATAACTGCATTTTCTAGCCTAGGTATTAAAGATGATGCTACTTCTACTAAACTAGTAATAGGCAACGACGGTATTAAAATCGACGTTTTAAGTGTAGGCACATTACAAG